CGGTAAAAGAACTACAAGGCAACCAACAAGCACAACCTACCGAGCAAATGGAAGAAGTCACCACCTCGTCCGTCACGGAGCAACCCGAGCTCGGACAGATGGCCAATCCTGACGCTCCCCAATTCAAGGAATCTACCAAAAACGTGGGTCGCGAAGGAACTGAAATCGCTCAGCAGACGGCTGACCTCGAAACTCAATTTCCGGAAGAGGAATTTATGGAACAAGGAAAAATCAGCCGGAAGCACGCTAAAGGTGCCCACGGCCAAGTCATGCAAGTTGTAGAGAATGTCTACGACGAAGCACACAAAGAACTTCCCGAAGCTTTCAAAAAGCAAATCGAGAAAAAGAAAGGCAAAGGCGAGGAAATGGACGCCAAGCATGCCGAGGATGACATGACCGACAGCGGTGTTCAAAAGCGCCACGGCGGTGACGGTGGCCCCGGCTCTGCTGACCATGCGGAAGATCCTACAGGCCGTTACGACACCGCTCGTTCTACTGAAAACGGTTACGTTGACCGGATGAAGACCGGTAAGGCCCCCGGTGGCGGCAATGGCTCTGACCGAATGAAAACCGCCAAGAGCAGCGAGCAAGATCGCGACCGTATGCACACCGCAGAGAACGGTGAGCAAGAGCGTGACCGTATGCACACTGCCAAGGCAAACGAGTTTGATCAGGATGGCGACCGCTGGGCAGGCCAGGCAGATGGTTACGATCAAGTGACCAACATGGACCAGTATGACGACGGCGCCGAGGACTATCCGGAACCGAATCGTCCTAAAGTATCCTCTGGCACCGACCCTTACGGTCGTGATGAAACCGCAACCAAGATCCCAACCGAGACCGAGGAAATGCCCGATGACGAGGTGTTTGCTGTTGGCATGACCAATGTCATGAGCGACAAGAACATGCGCGTTCTGCGTCAGAAGTCCTCTGATGCCCGTGCCAAGGGCGTGAAAACTCACGACCTGCTCTATGCTGAGCCTCAAGCTGACGAAATGACCGGAGATGAGGGTGTAACCACCGCTCGCAAGGGAATGTCTGCTAGCAAGACCGTTGAGCATGCTGAGTATGAGACTGACGACGCTGATAGCGGAGCCAGCCTGGAAACCCTGCGTGGCGAAATCGGTGATGGCAAAAAGTCCAAGAGCCGTCAGCTGACCCCTGGCGCTATGGACGACACCGACACACCTGGCGAAATCGTTGGTCCTAGCGGTGCTTTTGCTGAATCCTACAAGGGCGAGCCCAAGTCCAAGTCCAAGCAGCTGACTCCCGGCGCTATGGATGAGGTGGATGAGGCTGCTGAGACCGTTGGTCCTGGCGGCGCCTATGGCGAAGCTTCCCTGAGCAAGCTCCGGGAGGACATTGGCGATGGTAAGCCTTCCAAGTCCAAGCAACTGAAGCCTGGCGCTATGGACACAGTGACTGACCCTGCTGAGGTTTCGAAGAAATCTGGCGGCGTCTATGCTGAGGAGCATGGTGAGAAGAAAGACCCCTACACTAAGACCGGTTTTGGCTCCACTTATGAGGAAGGCGAAGGCGACGACGGTGTGGATGAGGGTGAAGAGAGCTACGGAGAAGGTGAATACTCCGTTGACCATTGCGGCATGAGCTATGGCAGCCCCATGCGCTCTATGAGCAGCGTGGATCAAGGCATGAATATGTCTGCCATGTTTGAAGAGCTGGCCAACCTGAAGCAAAAGTACGCTGAGCTCGAGAATCGCAACCGTCAGGAGAAGATGAACTTCCGTCGGATGCAAATGGCCGAGGCTATCGGTCATCTGTACACCGAAGGTCGTCTGACCGACGGTATCATGCCTGAACAAGAGCTTCTCTCTTATGTTGAGGGCCTGGAGTTTGGCACTCTCGAATTCTCTGAAGGCGAGACTGCTGCTACCAAGCTGCTGAACCTGCTGAGCAACCTGCCTCCGATGGTTCACTTCGGTGAAGTTGCCGGTGGCACTTTCCAGTACGCTGAAGAAGCTGATCTGGACCCCCACGCCCGCGCTCTCAAAATGGTTGAAGCTTCCGAAGGCCAAATGGACTACGTGGAAGCTCTGAAGAAGGCTATGTTTAGCTGAGGTAGTTATGGATCTCCTCTCAATGGTCGGAATGGCTACCAAGCGGAGATCCGACTATATGGAACAGGCCAAAACTCTCGCTCGAAAATACAAAGAGCAGCCCCGTCTGGAAGAACGGATGAAGGCAGAGTCCCTTGGCCTAGTGAAAGGATTACGCGACAAGCTGATGAAATGGGGTGAGTACGAGAGAACAGTCTTGGACAAAACCCTCATTTCCGCTCTTGCCGCTTGTATCCTTGGCATCAAAGACGGAAAAATCAATCAGAAGCTGGAAAAATGTTGGCCCATTATTGTGGGTGACATGCTCCCTCCTCTCACAAAGTTTTTAGCAGAGACTAAAGAATATATCGATTCTGGTGTGCTGCGCCTTGGAGACCAAACTGTAGACTTCGCTGACTACGATCTGCTAGGTGCTGTACCCGGAGCAATCGACCTCGATGCTGATGTGCTCGAAGGAGTCAATCCCGAAGAGGAAGGAATCCAAGAGGCCACACAGCAAAGAGCCCAAGGCCGAACTTGGCCATCCCTAGCGGAGCGAGTATCTCGCTATCTGGCAACACCGACTTTTGCTTTTTACAGCCTTGGCGAGTTCATGGTGGCCCAAGACATGGGCTTCAAGGAAATGCGCAGGGTTGCAAAACAAGATAAAAGAGTTTGCGTAGACTGTAAGAACTACGGCGAACAAGGCTGGACACCTGTTGGCGAATTGCCAATGCCTGGGAAAGGCTGCCGCTGCTATGACCGGTGTCGTTGTTACATCGAGTACCGCTAAGGGTAAAATACTGGCATGAAAATCCACTACCACGAACACCACCTCGTCCCTAAACACGCTGGCGGAACTGACGATCCGGATAATCTGGTGAGGGTGAATAAAGCGATGCACGCTTTTATGCACCGTCTCAGATATAGGGAAACAGGCGACTATTACGACTGTTGTGCGGCCAATGTTTTATCAGGTGATTGGACGGTCGAACAGGCCCGAAGAAAAGCCGCTAAACTCGGCCAACAACTGAGTGAGAAGTTCTTACCTGCGGCCTTGAAAAACATAACGGACTACAATAACTCAACCACATCTGAGCAAAAGTCCGCAAATGGTCGAGCAGGAGCCCTGGCTCAAAGTAAAGAAGACAAAGCTAAAGGTGGATCAGTCACCGGATCTATGCCTTACTGGAACAACGGACTAAACAACAAAAGGTCCCATACGTGCCCTGGCGAGGGTTACGTTCCTGGGAAACTACCTCATGGGTCGATTACCCAACCAAGGAGAAAGTGCCCTCACTGTGAGCTGGTTACTTCTCCCGGTGCTCTAACTCGGCACATAAAGTTCAAACATTGAAGTCTACTATTTGAGGACAAAAACATGGCGACAAATTCCGGACCAATTTATGGCCGTCAATACATCCGTTACGCTGAGACTTGGGAGGCGGCTGTGGACGCCCAAGTGGGTTCCCCCCTTGATGCCGCCATTGGCACCAACGTCGGTGTTGTAGAAATTGGCGAACTGCGCGTTGTTACCTACGTGACTTCCGCTGGCCCCAATATCGCCGCCGCCCCTGACGCTCTGGTCCCCGCTAACTGGACCGGAAACATCGTGGGTGTCAACCAGGCCTACATGCCCACCGCCCTGGCTCAGCCTTACACCGCTCGCCAGCTGACCGTAGCTACTTCCGGTCTGCTGCTGATCGAAGTGGATCCCGCTTCTGCCCCCATCATCATCAACACTCAGCTGGAAGTGAACCTGCTCGGTCAAGCGAGCGCCGCCGGCCTGGCTGTTCTGTATGATGGCACTCAGCCCACCGTTCGCGAGAACGTGAACATCGGCGGTCGCCGCCTGGTGCTCGTTTCCTTCGCTTGATTCTTAGTTAGGCTAATACTTGGCTGGGCAATCGTTAGACGGTGTAAGTCCCAGCCCTGTGTGCACACATTTGAAGACAAAGACTTCGGAGATTTCCTCCCATGATGAACCTGCAACAAACCTATGCAGGTGTAGATCCTATTCTGACTACACTTGCACAGGGTTTCATGCTCCCGGCGACCAACATCGCCAACTTTATTGCCCCCGTAGTTGACACCCCGACCCGTGCTGGCCGGATCCTGCGCTTCGGCAAGGAGCAGTTTGCCATCAACGACTTCCGTCGTGCGTATGGCACCAACATTCCTTACGTTCAAAGCCGTTACGACTCGGAGCCCTATGCTCTCGAGCAAGAAGTGGTGGCTTGGGAACTGCCGGAAGAAGTAATCGAGAACGCCGGTGAAGGCCCCGCTCAGGTTGACCTGCGTGCGATCGAAACTCGCAACGCAATGTCCCGCCTGATGAATGCCTATGAGTACACCGTGTCTCAGGCTGTTACCGTAACCGGTAGCTACAACCCCTACGAGCCCACCTCTGGTCTGCCCAATAGCCAGGACGGTCTGGGTTTCACCAGCTGGACCACCTTCAACACTGCCTACGGCACTGCTTCCGGTCCTTCTGCTTGGTCCTCGCTGACCTCCAACCCGATCGAAGACGTTCTGACCCTGAAGCGCTCCGTCGCTAACCAGATCGGTATCCGTCCTAACTCGATGGTTGTGGGAACAGCCGTGTTCGACCAGCTGCTGACCAACCAGGCGATCCTTGAGCGTATCAAGTACACCACCGCTGACAGCATCGACACCGACATGCTGGCCCGTTACTTCGGTCTCGAGCGCGGTCTGCGTGTGGCTGAGGGTCGTTATCTGGCCACCGACGGTCAGCTGATGCCTGTGTTCCCTGAGAACGGCATCCTGCTGTTCTACAGCCCGAACGGTCCTTCTGA